GAGTCAGCATGCCCCACTCACAATCTAACTTTCGTTTGATCGTGATGCGGTCACGCACCATGTCTCCGTTTGCGTTACGTCCAGTTTCTCCGTCGATATCCTGGATACCGACTTGAAAAGATTTGGGAGGCTTAACAGCCACCCCGTTAATGATTAAGCGTGCCATTTTACCTCCCTTTAAATGTTAAGCAAGACTTGTCCTGCACGTTCTTGTTCTCGATTGATTTCTTGGATGGCCACACGACCAAATTCGTGCCCACCGATTTGAATGACGATGTCACCACTACCACTGAAGCCACTTGACTGTGTCAAGCCACCACCTAGAGCGTTGACTACGGCACCGCCTACAACACGTCCCATAGTTTGTAAGAAGCCTGTGTTTTCAAGAGGCATAACAACCTCTTTACCAGCCTCACCAATCATGGCTACGGTAGGACTATCAACGATACCCCCACGGGCTAAACGAGGAAGGCTGACATAGCCAATACTTCCTAGAGATACTCCAGGAATCTTATTGATCATTCCAATGACGCCATTGATCATACCAATGAAGCCATTGACGACGTTCTCGATTGTTCCTAAAACTCCGTTGACTGCGCTTCTGAAAGCTCCGCCTACTGCGCTACCGACTGCTTGGCCAGCATTTACAAAAATGCTCTTGACAGTTGACCAAACGCCACTGAAGAAGCCTCCAATGCTACTAAATGCGTTAACCACTGCATTATAAGCGCTTGAGAAAATACTTCCAAACCAAGTAGCTACGTTAGCAAGTGCATTCGTGACGTCGTTCCATCTTTCTCCGAACCAGGTGCCGATATTGGCAAATATACCAGTAAGTCCATTCCAAGCTTTCTGGAACATATCTGTGAACCAAGTGCCGATGTTTGAAAGCGCAGTAGCCACTTCAGTCCAACGATCACCGAACCATGTTGCTAAGTCCGTGAAAATGGCAATAATTCCATCCCATGCAGCTTGAAACACGCCAGCAAACCATTCCGCAACCGGAGAGAAAACAGCTACGATACCGTCCCAAATCCCTTGGAAGATTGCTACAATCGTATCCCAGATAACTTTCAAAGCTGCCACTGTTAAATCCAACAATCCGGTTAAGATTGTAGACAAGATGTTCATGATAGCATCGCCTGTTTCAGTGAAGCCATCGAAAATCTTGCTTATATCACCGGTAAGGATACCTGTGATAATATCAAACACGCCTTTGAGGAAGTCGGCTATTCCTCCCAAAATATCTGCAGCAGTATTAAATAATACACGAAAAACCTCTACTATGTACTCAATGGCAGGAGCGAGGATTCTAATCAGTAAGTCAACAATAAAGCTGATAACTGGTGCTAAATAAGCATTGATAACTTGTGACATTTCTTGGAAGCTAGCGACCATGTCCAAAATCTTTTGAATCAATGGTGAAATGTGCTTACCGATTGTATCGGAGAAACCTTGACCGATTTTCTTGATGACTGGTTGGATATGATTGTTCCACCCTTTTACAAATACGCTAACAAAACCAGATATAGCCTTAGTTGATGATTCAATCGACGGTCTAATATAATTATCATACACACGACTGATTGAGTCGACCATATCATTAATTGCTTGTTCTGCACTCTCGAAAATCGGAGCGATGTCAGACAAAGTATTTGAAAAAATTTCAGCAATGCCAGGCATGTTATCCGTAACAATTCGCTCGATACCTTTCATAAGGTCGCCACCAAACTTGTAGCTAATCTCTGTAATGATTGAACTAATCGCTAAAATAGATGACACGATCGAACTTCCGATACGAATAGCACCAGTCGATGTAATGACATCATAGAAGCCGTCTGCGAACGCTTGAGCGATGTTTCCAGCCGAGGCAAACATATTGCCCGTGTTCTCAAATTCTGCCACCAGAGCACGGATGATGCGCTCTTTTTGACGCCCTAGACCGTTTGCGATGCTTTCAGAAAGGAAAACACCGATACCAACTCCGACCGTACCGATAGAACCAGCTATCTGACCTAGTGCATAAGCGATTTTCTTAGTCATGCCATTGAAGGCATTAACTACCCGTGGATCAGTAGCGATTTCTCCAAGCGTCGTCTTGATTTGACCAAGACCAATCTTGATACGTTCTAGCCCCTCAGCTCTAAACGCAGCGTTAAAACCTTTACCAAATAGGTCAAATAAACCTTTCAGCTTATCTCCAAGACCATCAAAAATGCTCTTGAATTGGTTGTCCATATCAGTAAGAGCAACTTCTGGCAAGATATCCTTGAAAGGTGCGCCACCGCCACCCTTTCCTTTCTTGCCTTTGCCTCCACCGCCTCCGCCTTTGCCTTTTCCAGCACCGTCATCATCACCAGAATCATCTTTTTTACCTAATAGGTTGATTTCATCAAATCCCATTAGACCAAGTAATTCCTTAACGGCTTTCTTGGCTGACTTGGCTGTGTCGTCGAGGTTATCGGCCATACCACCTGAAGCATCATCTGCGTCACCCATAGCATCTGCTAGGTCGCCTGCACCGCCTGCTGCATCTTGTAGCGACCCGTTCATGTCATTGACTGCTCCGGCTACACCACCGTCTTTTACAGTCGCTTTTTTGTTAAACATCAAAGCGATGAATTCAGCCAATTTAGCAGTAACGTTCTTCAAGACCATAGCGAATGAGTTCAAGACTGGCATGACAGCGTTCACGATTGGTAAGAATGCATTCCCTACGTTTAAAGCAGCATCTTTCAGCAATGATTTAAACAAGCTGATTCGTCCGTTGACTGACTGAGACAATGTTGTACCATATTTGGCGGTTGCTTGTTCCAGGATAGCCATAAGTCGAATCTGTTGCTGAGTTTGGTAATCGAGCTGGTCCCAGCTTTGGCCATTTGCAAAACGTTTGAACGCTTCAGTAGATTGAATCATCGCCACATTGACGTTGATTCCCAAATCTTCAATTGCTTCGGTATTTCCGAGCAAACCTGAACGAATACGCTCCATAACGTCCGTAATACTACGACCTGAACCCTCTGCGACTACTGCTGATGTCTGAAGCATCTTAGCAGTATAGGCGCTGAGCTTGTTTGAGTCTTTGATAAAGCCAGAAAATAAGTTTGAATATACCGCCCCATATTTTGTCGCCTCACCAACGCCCATGTTCATAGCGTTCGCATTGTCGTTAACCCATTTTAAGAATGTTTGTGAGCTCTCGCCCATTTGGCGCTTGATTTGATTGACTGCTGCTGTGACTTCAAGAGCCATTTGAGTCGAATACATACCGACATCGAGCATCTTCTTACCAAGATATGCCAACCCGGCAAATTTAGCCAATTTAGCAAATGTACCCAACATAGAACCGGACTGTGCCTTAATCTTGTTGGTTGATTCTTGGACCTTACCAGATGCATCCTTGACTCTGTTCTCGACTTCTTTCATCTTGTTCTTGAAAGGCGCGATTTCAGCATCAATCATTACTTTGAGCTCATCGAGAGTAACCCCCATCTATTCTCCTTTCATCTTCATTTTTCGATTATGACTTTCAGCGAATGCGCGCATACGCTCCTTATGCATCCTCATTTCTTGTTCTTGCCTTGCCTTCTCGACTTGGTCTCTTTCTTCCTGGAACAAGTCCGGAGCGTAGTCCCAAACATCAAGAGGTTTAGCTTCTTTTGAAAGTAACAAGGATACGTTATTCGCTATCATCTGCGAAAGCCTGTAAGATTCAACTATTTTTTCTTTTTGTTTTTGAATCGTGACACGATTGTGACTTTCGATCATGTCTCTGATTTCTAATATGGTTAAATCCCAAAAATCGAGAGGCTTACCCCCAATATCTAAGAACATCGGATATAGCCTCTCAACCATTTCTTTTACTGAATGGACAGCAGTCTCTTTTAGTCGACTACTTCCATTTTGGTTTTGGATTTCTTGGGAGCTTTCTTCTTGTTTTTCTCCTCCCGTGGCATAAAACCCGATACTTGAAGCATCGGCAAGACAACATCTGCCATAAACGCTGCCTGGTCACCGCCATTGTCCACGTAAGAATCATATAGATCAGATACATCTTCGAATGAAATGCCGTGCTCATATTTTTGAAGAGCTCCATGAGTCAAGAGCAACATCACCTTCAAAGGAGGCAATGTGAAAGATTCGCCTTCTGCCGGCATGAACACCTTGAGCAAATTCATTCCGATTTTTTCTTCGACCTTAGTCGCTTGCAAGGATGTGAGGCGGAGCTTCAACTCCTTATCCTCACTGACTTGCCAAACTGCGTATGGTAGATTAGTCATCTATTAGCCTCCAATTCCATCTGTAAATTCAAGTTCAGATTGTAGTGCAATTTTAAGAGTAAACTCAATAACAGAGTTCACACCACCACCGCCAAGTTTGACAGATACCTGTCCTTCAAATTCAACCTTGGTGTTGTCTGGGTATTTTTGTTCAAAGAAGAGTTTTTCCTTGTTTTCTGCTGCTTTACGCAAAACACGGTAAGAAGAAGTTGTGCTTGAGTTATCATAAGCGAACTTGTATTCAAGTTCTCCAGCGTCACCAATACCAAATTCATATTTTTTAACCTTATCTGCAAGGGTTGTGTTTTCAACCTTTTCAGGTTCGATACCGAATTCAGGTACTTCTTTGAGTCCTACAAGTTTTTCGTAAGTTCCTTTAGCTTTTCCGTAAGAAAGCGTAATTCCGTTTG